GTTTTTTTTTTTTTTTGTTGCCATCATCAACTCAATATCCAAAAGAGGAAGGAATTTTTGACCCGGTATAGTCATCTGCCTTCCACATTTCAACTTTTTCATCATTGGATTTCTCTCTACCATAGGCGTCTAGGGGGACAAACCCCCTACGAGACATATAACCCTTGTACTGCTTCCGATAATTCTCCTCCAAAGTCGGAAATTCCACCCCATCAACAGCACCTTTTTGCTGGGACAAGAGATACAGAGATATACTATCCGGCTTTTCCATCACCATCTGCATTATCTCAGGGGTCACATGACCCCCTCTCTTCACGAGGCAATCATACACCACTTTCAACTGGTAATGAACCTCAGGGTTGGTATTTAGATACGCCAAAGCTACCACTTTGGCCGTTTCTAACGCAATATTTTTGGATGACGAAACACTCCAGCCACATTTCAATATGGCATCTTTAGCCTGCTTCATAGGTATAGGCGACAAAAATGGCTCTCCGTCCACATAAGTCTGCACTATCGAGTATTTTAGAAAAGTCATACCCCATTTGGTCAGCTCCTCGACCTCGTGGGGGACTCCATCATCAGCGGTAAAAAAATGGATTTCTCCAACTACATCCGCTGCAGAGAAGCGCTTACTCGCCTCTCTCTTATACATCATCCCAAATTGTCTCACGCACATATTCACAAAATCATCTAGGGGGTCTGTCGAGTCCTCATAGAGTTTAAACTGCTCCTGCCACTGACACCAGCCAGCAACATGGTCATCTCCATAAAAGAACATAAGAAACATCATACCCGTTACAACCTCCGCCAGCAGAACATTATCCGCATAACGCTTCATCAACATTTTCATATAATAAATATACAGTATTATTTGATATACCGTATCAATCGTTGATGTTATCAATACCCCAGAGAACATCCTTCCATGAACTCTGTAATACTGATCAGCCAAATACATATACATCACCTTCGTGATATTTTGGCCGTGAGCAGTGATGGCTAACAATCTAATCAACGGATCACCATCCATCGAAAAATTGGCAAAAGCCGTCGCTATGGCAAAAGCCATAACCATCGCTGCTAAAGTCGTATCATAACTACTCCAGTCTCCCTCTCCATATTTTCTCTCCCCCAAGTCTACACCATACTTTTTCTTCGCGAACCTTCTTATCCTCCTCCACCTGCCTTTCAGTGGGGACGTTCTCTCTCCCATTACCATATCCCACATTTCCATGAGTCCACCGTTCGTGACTTGAATACCGATTGCTGACAACCAATACCGCATTGTATTTATTAAAGGTTTAAATACAGCATTGTCAGCCATTAATGCTAATGAAGCGCTCATATAAAAAAAGGCGCTGTTTCATTAATATCTTTTCTTGATCGGCACTAGACATAAAGTCCTCTCTCTCTCCGAATAACTCTATAAACGTAATTATCTCCAGTTTATGTGATTCGAATAACGGACCCGGGAAAGGGATTGCATCCCTCTTTCCCGTTATGTACTCCCACATGTCAGCTTTGTATTTCTCAAAGTTGCTCGCTTGAGCTTCCATCGCATCTCTCTTCTTTGGTTTTGGTACCTCCTTAGTAACACCATCCACAACATCGAAAAATTGTATGTTACTATATCCCATAGACGTATCTTTATCTATGGACGGGAGAATTCCATCAGTATCTGTCAACATCCTGACCAACTCTGGATCATACTCCTGACCCAGGGCTTTCACAATGTGCATCTGCGACAAATACAGATCATTTGCATTCACTTTTACATCTACATGCTTATAATTATTAAATTTATTATTTGCTGCACCGATAGCTTGTTCTGATTGTGCTGTCAGAACTCTAACAGGTACACCGTCATACGTGGTCGCAAACCCAGATAAAAACGGTATAGTAAAAGATGGATTACCAACTTCAGCTTCAGCTAACGCCACCAATATATGGGGATCCACAGCAGGGACCTCATACTTAGGACTAGGTGGAGCATTAATGAAACCTTCAAATTTTGCAATTTCAACACTCTCTGGTTGAAATGACTCTTGCGCAGCCATATGCTTATAATCCTCTATAAACTCTGGACATATTATTGCGCCATATTTTTGCAACCACTGTGAGAAAGCGGGTGACGGGGGTAGCCTTTTTGAACTTGCTACTGCCATAGCTAGATGACCATATATCGCATCTATTATGGACTCATCGGGTAGTGCGGGAAGAGTTATAGTTTCTGCAAACTCAATCAGAG